GAACATCAAGACCAAGTTCAGCAGTAGCTGGTACAATCTGGCTTGACACAAGTGGTGGTGTAACTGCCAATGTTTTAAAGTTTTATGATGGGGGTGCTGATATTTCTTTAGCAACAATAAATACTACTGCTAATACAGTAGATTGGATTGATAGTACTGTTGTTTCAGATTTAGTAAATGATACAACTCCACAATTAGGTGGTCAATTAGATGTAAATGGAAATGCTATTGGAGATGGAACTTTAGAATTATTAAAATTTATAGAAACTGCAAGTGCAGTTAATGAAGTAACAGTTACAAATGCGGCCACAAGTAATGCTCCTCAAATATCAGCAACAGGAGATGATACAAATATTGATTTAAAACTAACACCTAAAGGGTCAGGTAAATTAAATTTAGATGGTATTAAATTTCCAAATGCAGATGGAAGTGCAAATCAAATTTTACAAACAAATGGCTCAGGAGTTTTGTCTTTTGTAGATGCTTCAAGTGGTGGTATAGATTGGGTGTCAACTGTTGTAACTGGAGCAACGCAAACAGTAGAAGCTAATAAAGGATATTGGATTGATACAACATCAAACGCTTGTACTGTGACTTTTCCAGGTTCAGCTAGTGTTGGTGACCAAATTATATTAGTAGATTATGCGAGAAATTGGGAAACAAATGCAGTTACAATAAATCAAAATAGTTTAAACTTTCAAGGTAATTCAAGCAACAATCCTATTTTTAATACAACAGGTCAAGCTGTTAATGTAGTTTATTCTGGTTCTACAAAAGGTTGGATTCCTATTTCAGATGATGATGTTTTAGATAAAACTGTTGCTAGATACGATATATCTTATTTAAATGTTGCTGGTGGTGCTGGCGGTTCACAAAGTAGTAATGCTTCAAATAGAGGTGGTACAGGTGCAAATAGCACTATTTCTGGTGCGGGATTTACAACAGTTACTTCTCTCGGAGGAGGAGGAGGTGGTTCTGACACAAGTGCTGCCAAACCTGGTGAAGATGGTGGATCAGGAGGAGGAGGTTCAGATGGAGCAGTTGGTGGAAGTGGAACTTCTGGACAAGGAAAAGATGGTGGAACAGGACATTCAGGAGCAACTGCCGCTGGTGGTGGTGGCGGTGGTGCTAATGCAGTTGGTGGTAATGGTAGTTCAAATGTTGGTGGTGCGGGAGGTGCTGGAACAGCATCTTCAATAACAGGTTCATCGGTAACTTATGCTGGAGGTGGCGGAGGTTGTAACGAAAGTCAATCACAAGGATCTGGCGGTGCTGGAGGAGGTGGTGCTGGAGGACAAAATAATGGAACTAATGCTAGTGCAAATCTAGGTGCTGGTGGTGGTGGTTGTCATAATGGTACTTCAGGTGGCGGTGGAAGTGGAGTTGTTATTTTAAGTGTACCAACATCGAGTTATTCAGGCACAGTATCTGGAAGTCCAACTGTCACAACATCTGGGTCAAATAAAATTATTCAATTTAATGGAGATGGTACTTACACAGCGTAGGATTTTATTATGGCACATTTTGTAAAATTAGGAAAAGGAAATAAAGTATTATCAATTCACGTTGTTTCAAATGATATTGCAACAACAGAGCAAGCTGGAATAGATTTTTTAAATAATATTCATAAAACAAATGATGTATGGAAACAAACATCTTATAACACTCATGGTGGAGAACATTTAT